TGGAGTTTGTTTCGCAGTTCGCTAGTGGTTAGTAAGACTTGCTTGCATTGTAGGCAAGTTGCTTGGGCACTTATGGGTACTTGAGTGTTGCATGGGCAGTAGATGGGTTCCAAAGTTATAGCTCCTTCAAATTGAAACACCAAAATATTACTCTTAGTGTAATTGCAATTTTGTTACAATGTCAGATAATGGTATTTTTAATTTTCTTGCTTTTCAAGAGCTGCTTGGAGTTCTTCGACATTTACTAAAAGTTTGCCACTAACCTTTCTAAATACTCCTGGAAATTTTCCTCTGCGTGCCCAAGAGTATATGGTAGATTTGGAGAATTTGTAAGGCAGTTCCTCGGTTTTTAGTTCAGATACTCTAATGAACATTTTTGATTCATTCCAAATTTATGAATGGATTTGATTTCTATGAATTCGGCAAATAATAATGATTATTTATATTGCAATTCCTATGCCAGTATGGAAGATTTTCTAAGAATAAAATCTCTAATAATACCAGCCAGTTATCTAACATGGGATAGCAAATGCCTGGTAGTATGGACGAATTTTATAGCTAGGATGGTTTGCTATAGAAATTTGGGTGTAAGTAGTTGATATTATTGCAATTCTCACTGTTTATCAAATTGAGAACTTGCAAATTATTGATTTTATTGAAAAAGCAAAATTTTTGAACTGTATGTTTACAAATTTGTAAAATTGCGGAAAGTCAAGAGGGTTTATAATAAGTAGAATATATTGCAAGGATTGTGCCAAGACAGCTTGCCTAGTTATTTCAATAGCTTATAGGCTAAATTTTCCTGTAGCATTTTGTTTTGCTTTGTACACTTTGGCATAAGACCTGCTATATAATAAATAGCAAATGAAAACTCAAAACCAAAAAGGAGAATTATCTATGGCAGAAGAAACCAAAACGCAGAAAGTCCATTTTTCGCTTCCATACCGTCCTGGTATGGAAACTGAACCGGGCTACGTCTCTCAGGTTAGTATGGTCTCTAAGACCTGGCCGAACGAAAAGACGTTTGCCAAGTTTGCTTTTGACTTGGACGAAACCATTGCCGTGGACGATGCTAAGGCGCTGGAGTCCGGGCGCAAGACGCTTCGGCAAAACGCTCAACGTATGGCCCAAATGGGTAAGTATGCTGATAAGTATGGGGTTACTGCGCTTGGAGTGTCCGGGGGGCTGACCAAGACCGACATCAAGCAACTTAAGCGATACATTGATGTGCTTCCAGTAGGTCTTGACGAGCCTTACATGGTCAAAAAGACGGGGGCAAAGTTTGCCGCTGGCTGGCAGGCCATTCAAGCAGTCTTCAAAAAGCACCACAACAAAGATGTTACAGAGGAGGAAATCAAAGCTGCTGCGTAAGGTTATTTAACTTCTAATACTTGCAGGGATAAGGCAGAGAAAAACATCCCTGCAAGACTTAGAAGCTAAATACAAAGTAAAAGTAGTTGAGAAGGTACTATGGCCTTCACTCGCAAACACTACCAATAAGGCCAAAATCCAAGAGGCGTTCGCTCGGAAGTACCCAGGTAAGGTGCTTACCAATGAGGATATGGCTATAGCCCAGGAAGAAGCGAAGAAGCTGGCGTAGGAGTATTTAACTCTTAACACTTGGGAAGAAAAAGTTAGTGAATATTCTTCCCAAGACTTAGGAGTTAAATATAAAGAAAAAGGACTACTTATGCGAACCAAAACTCGTTGGCGCAAACCTGTAGACGTAAGCCTTGCCGACTTGCAAGCTAAATGACGCAATTAAGATTGGCATACCTGTAAGTTGCTACACTACTTCTTTTGACTTGCAAATCACCATGCAAGGGCTTGCCAAGCAAATTATCAGCCTCCGTATGGGTAAGATTAAGCAAATAACCTTTGAAGGAGTGTAACTGTATGAATAATAAAACCGTTTTGGAGGCACTTGTGTTTTGTGGCATGGGCCTTTTCATGGGCCTTGGAATGTATTTGGCATTTTGGCTTCTAACCGCTTTGGGTAAGATACTGGGAGGATAGTATGTGCAGAGTTGTAAAATTGTATGTTTTTTGTACAAAATGTGGAAACATGCTAACAAATGTACACGGAGAAAAGTATCGTGGATTCTGTAACCGCTGTCTGTTTGCAGCTACGCCTAAAACGTTCTTTTATCGCTTTAAGTCTGTTTCTTTTACCTCAAACGAACTTTGGAGGAAATAAACTATGAAAGAAAAAGACATTTACTGCTTAATTGCTTACTTGCTGGATTTGCGGTTACGTTTAGGGCCGTTTTTAACTCCACGAATTGACGTGGCTATTCTTCAGGTAATAGAAGAGATACTAAATGAGTTTTTTACACAAAAGGAGAGTGACTGTGACTAAACATCTTTACCTCAAAAAAGAAAGGAGTACGAAATGATTTACGGTGAATTTTCCAGGGTTACGTTATGCCCGCATGGCAGGAGAGGATATGATGAAGTAACCTATATTATTCCCCAAGACATGGGGAGGGGAAGATACAATGACGGAATTAGGCGAGAGACGCTCTTTGTTAAGTGTAGGCATGGCTTTAATACCATATTCGGTGGCAAAAGCGTTGAATTTGATCCGCCATTGTCAATTTATCTGTCCGGTAGATGAATTTAATTAAAAGCCTTCAAGTTAAGAAGATTAAGTGTCTAGCTTGAAGAAAATTAGGAAGGGTGAAGAAAAGCGATGATTAAATACTCCTACCTCAAACGTCACCTGGCCAAGGCGACTCCCATACAATGGGAAATAATCAAAGCACACTACCATGAATTGTGGCAACGATATGATAGTCAGGTAGCATATTACCGAGATTTACTCTCACGGCATCTAATCACTGTAGCATACTACCGTAGAGTAACCAAAGTGCATCGGTTAGACTTGCATAGTGCTCTTAGAAGTATGGTAAGGAGCGTTATGGCGTGAAATTGTAAGATTACTAAGAAAGGAAAGTTATGATAGGATTTTTGGTAGGACTTATTGTGGGGGTGTTTATAGGTATGTTTATCATGGGACTACTTGCCATGTCTAGAGAAGCTGATTGGTGAATTTTCACAAGGGCACAATATCTCATGAGGGCCGATTCTTGGCCCTTTTCTTGCGAATCTGATCTGCGTATTGAATCTTTCAAATTTACTCCTGAGATTGCATTTGCGGGCCCGTGACGATGAAATCGACGGTTAAAATCTGCCCTGTCTGCAAAGTCTCTTTTGAAACCCACTCGAAGTATCTCTGCAACGCTTGCTCTAAAGATTACTATGCTAGCAAGCATAGAATCTGCGTTGGCTGCGCTACTCCTTTCAAACCTTGGAATATTCGCCAAGTCTATTGCTCTCTTACTTGTCGTCATAAGCACTTTCGGCAAATTAAACCCAGCCGAGCAGTTTGGCCCTGTTAAGACTGTATCTCCTAAAATCCACGTCCTGCCTAACTCTCCGCCTGGAGTTAGTTTTTTAGCTAACTCTGAGTTAGCATTTTGACTTGGCGCAAACCCTGATGATAGCTGCGTTAGCTAACAAATGTTAGTTGTTTGCTTGATTTTTAGGTCTGTTTGAGGAAAGTTTTAAATTTTTTTATTTTTTTGTGTGATTTTGTTGTTAGATTTTAGCTTATATTTAATAGACTATAATATATATAATAATATTAGATACTTACAAAAACCTCACTTTTACAAAAATGTAAAAAACACCTATAGAAATATAGAGAAAACAGTCAAGCATCTAACAAAGGAAAAGAAGAGTGATTCTACCATGTTAACTAAGCTAACATTTTGCCTGTTAGACCCCATTCTCTAACATTCGAGAAATGTTTCACAAACTTTGGCATGGGAATTGCAATAAGGCTTAGGCTAGCCCGGGAAGGCGGCCTGGCGATCCAAAGCTAGATGATGCTTGGGCGACGTTTTTATGGTCTCCCTCAAAAGACGCCTGGGTTTTAGGTGCGAATTAAAACACAAACTTAACCCCAAATTATTTAGTCTACTCAAACCCAAGCCTAAACCACTTGGGCTTTTCTACGCTTGGCCCACCTCTTGCTTTAGCAAGTACCATACTATACCCCACCCATGCTATACAATTTGCTTGGCCTTAGCTATTCCTGAGCTATAGCTGCATGACCCACCCCCATGACCCAAACGTATGGGCGATGGCGAAATGAAAAGTGCCCATATTTCCAGTAACTTAACTTTTCTTTTCATTCAAAATTTTAGAATAAATTGCCACTATTGACACAATGTAAAACTTCTGGTATTTTTAAAGAAATAAAATGTTTTTTCCACTAATAAAATATTTTTTGCTGCCATGCCAAACCAACAAGTCTTGAAGCCAGAAGTTCTTCCTACTGCTCCTACTACTATAGAGCAAAAAGAGCTGCGTCTTACTATAGCCCAAAAGCGAGATCGTATAGTTGATACCATGCTCGATGCAAAGTTGGAGCTAAGTGTTGATGAGCTAAAAGCCCAGTTTCAAAATATGGACTGGGATAAGTACAGTAGAGTGTTTAATCGTCTTAAGGAAAAAGACGTAAAGGTAGATGTGGATATTACAGCGCGGGGAGTGCTGGCACTCTTTGCTGTAGCTACAGAATAAAGGAACTGCCTTGAAACTCGACTTTACTCCTATTCCAGACGCCAACTACCAGCTAGACTACCTTAGTCTGTCTCGGCAGTTTGAGATTTGGGCGCAGTATGATATGCTCAAAGAGCTAGTTCTCAAAGCCAGAGACCTTTGCCAGCAGGATTTGTTCTTTCTACTATACTTTGTGCTTGGAGTTAAAACAATCAACCACCCTTGGATTGTAGACAGAATAAACGAAGTTCAAGCAGATCATGATAAAACGCTAGACCTATGGTCTCGTGAACATTACAAAAGCACTATCCTTACCTATGCTCTTCCTATTCAAGAAATCCTCAATAATCCAGAAGAACGCATAGCAATCTTCTCTCATACTCGTACTATCGCAAAAGCCTTTCTGCGTAGAATTAAACTCACCTTTGAATCAAACGATTTGCTGAAGCTACTCTTCCCCGACGTCCTATACGCTGACCCTAAGAGTCAATCTCCTAAGTGGTCTGAGGACGACGGAATAATCGTGAGAAGAAAAGGGGTGTACAATGAGGCCACCTTAGAAGCGTGGGGTTTGGTAGATGGTATGCCCACTAGTCGGCATTTTACCATCATGGATTATGATGATGTGGTAACTAAAGAGTCTGTATCAACTCCAGAACAGATTCGCAAAGTAGATGAAGCATTTAAACTAAGCCAGTTTTTAGGCGCTAGGAGGGGTAAAAAAAGGGTAACTGGCACTCGGTATCACTTTGCAGATCAATATGCAAAGATGATTGCTTCTGGTGCATGGAAAGTACGAGAGCGGCGGGGGGTTAGTGTAGTAAATGGAACTGAAACGAGTGTATTTCTAACCCCCCAAGAGCTTAAAGACTTCAAACAGGTTATATGCGATGGGAGTACTTATATTTATAACTGCCAAATGCTACTTGATCCTGTAGCAGAAGAAGCTCAAGAGTTCAAGAAGGCTTGGCTAAGGCACTATCGTACCCTTCCCCAACGAGCCATGAACCTTTACTTGTTTTGCGATCCTGCTAACGCCAAAAAATCTAAAGGAAGTGGAAGTGATTACACTGTGTTTTGGGTATGGGGCCTTGACCCACTTGGAAATAAGTTTCTTGTAGACATGGTACGAGAGCGACTGAATCTGTTTGAGCGGTGGAAGATGCTTGCTAAGCTTATGCGCAAGCACCCTACCATTAAATGTGTATACTATGAACGTTACGGTCTGCAATCCGACATTCAGCACTTCCAATACATGATGAAAGAGGATGGAGTCTACTTCTCCATCGAAGAATTGGGGGGTAGCATAGCAAAAGAAGATCGTATTAGAAAACTCGTTCCTGAGTTTGAGGGAGGCAGAGTCTTCTTACCAGAGGCATTGTATAGTGAGGTCGATGGTAGAGACTACATTAAGGAGTTTATCGAAGAGGAATATCTGCTGTTCCCATTTGCTTCCCATGATGATATGCTAGATGCTGCATCTCGACTCAAGGATGAAAAAGCAGAGTGCTATCCCCCAATGCAGTTTCCACAGGAAGAGCAAGAGGATAATGTGGTGTCGCTTAATGCTTGGGCTGTTGCAAAACAGCAAAGTAGGTATGCTAATGTCTAGTTCTTGTTTTGATAAAAGTTGTCAACATAGAAACCTTAACAGTAAAAATGTAGTTTCTTATATTCGTTGGAATGATGCATCTTATCAAGAGGGAGTAATCTCATTTGGGGACATAAAACAGGGTGTTGTTCTAGAAAGCTGCGGATTTCTGGTGAAAGAATCTAACACTCATGTGTCTGTTTGTGTAGATAGATATACAGAGCATGGCACTTTCCGCCACGTACAAAACATTCCTAAAGGCATGATCATAGAGCGTAGGGATTTTAAGTTGAAGTAAAGAGGTCAATCCCATGTCCCAATGTGAGTTTTGCTCTTTTTGGAAAGGTGAAAAGTGCATACATACCTTTAGATTGGTGTTTTTAGTTGAACCTATTGGTGGCCAAATAGAACTACAAACTACACCCGGTATGCTTCCACCCGAATTAGAGGACGAATTTAAGAGTTATTTTACTAAGTTTTTTCATAAAATCATACCTGTTATAGAAGCTATGTCTTTATGGGAGAGGATAAGGGAGTTTCAATTAGCCTACCCAGACAGACAACATTGTCCGAGTATGAAAGAAAACAAAGAGCTTAAGTCGTATTTAAAATTAGTAAAATTATAGGAGCTACACTATGCCTGCTAAATTCGATGCTTGCGTAAAATCCGGAGGTAAAGTTCGCACCAAGACCATGTCTGGTGACAGGTACATGCACATCTGAATACCTAAAGACGGCGGCAGTTCTGTCGCTGGAGAGGTTAAAACCAAGCAAAAAGATAATCCAACTGGACGTGTGTATGGTGGTAAATAGTCTTAAATCCATTCAGAAACTAAATAAATAGGACTACACATGGCCCTAATATCACCCGTTGGCAATGTATTTGGAGCTACAGAGCAAATAGAGCAGCCTATAGATACCTTACAAGCCCAAAGCGAGATGCGAGAACGGCTTAAGGGGCTTAGTCTCTACATTCGAGGTCTCTACGAAACCTTCAAAGGCTCCCAAACTCGCCAACGTATCCTAAACATGGTCAAAGAATCTAGGAAGTGCTACTACCAAGAGACTACTACCACCTCATTCCCTTGGCCCAACGCCAGTAATATGATTAGTCCACTTACAACCATGGGTGTAGATGAGATAGAGCCACGTCTGGTAGCCTCTGTAATAGGTCGAGAGCCATATATTAAAGCTAAATACACTCTTGGAGGCGACGCAAACAAACAAGAAGCAGAAATTATTACCAAGTTTGACAATTACATCTTAGAGCATAAGCTAAAAGTCAAAGAATTAGTCCCTCAGTGCATCCATGAGTTACTCTTGGATGGTACAATCTACCCACTACTTTCTTGGGAAGTTCAAACTAAGCGAGTTTGTAGGCTAGTACCCGACTCTAACTCTCCAATGGGTATCTCCAAGCGGAAAATTGCCATTCAAACAGTCGGACCAAAGGTAGAATTAGTCCCTATGGACTTTGTCTACCATGCTGATGATATAAACGACGAGGATTGGGAGAGTTCAGATGTAATTAGGTATGTAGGAAACATTACAGTCGGGGAGATTAAGGCCAGGACGAGTAGCAGAGAAGAATCTGAAGAGTATGTTACTGAAGTGGGCTGGATGCTGCCTGAAAACTGGCAAAAATATGCAGCTAGCACTAAAACCGTCCGAACTACTCAACAAGAAACAGAAGGTGTGCAGGATTACATTTATAATTACACTGAAAGTCAAAAGCCTATAGAATTTCTAGAAGCATATGTAAAATACCCCCTATTCGATGACCAACCTGAAGACTTAATAGTGCTTCTCACCCAAAATGAGTTTGAAATCTTTCGCGTACGAGAGCAAGTAGATGTAATAGATGAGAATATTAAGCCGCTGCGTCGGATGCGATACTTAAAACGCCGTGGAATCTCTTGGGGGTATCCCCTTTACACTCTCATAGCTGGAATCCAGCTTGGTTTTGATGCAATGTGGAATAGATGTGTCAATAGTGCTGATATTACTATGACACCTTGGGGTTTTGTAAAGGCAGGAATCGCAGGGCTGCTTAAAAATAAACTGCAAATCTATCCTGGAAATCTTATTCCGCTTGATAATCCTGAAGCTGTAAACTTTCCTAATCTTTCCATGTTTCAGCCACAACAGTTCGTACCGCTTCTTATGCAATATGTTACTTTCTACGAGCGCACTCTCAACGTAAGTGACTTTTCTCAAGGCAGAGAGAGCCAGGTGGCCGGTAAACGAGGCAGCACAGCAACGGGCACCTTGGCTATTCTTCAAGAGGGTAAAGTAAAACATGAATATCGAGGTGGGTTAACCCACAATGAGTTTTTAGAGTTTTTTAAGAACATCCATGATTTGTGCGTATCTAATATGCCTGTTCAAGAGCACATTAAGATAGCAGGACAGCCAATATTGCACTACTCTTCTTCAAGTGATATTAGCTTGTTGCTGGTTGGTAGTGACCTTATTTCCAATCGTTTTGTCGATCGTCAAGAAACAGAGTCCTTAGTTATGACTATGCAACCGTTCATGAACTTACTAAATCCTGTTGCAGTAGTTGGAGATATTCTTAATAGTTATGAAAAGGAGGCTCAAGATTATATAGACCCAGAACTGAATCAACTCGTTCAGCAATTTCTTATGCAACGCCAGGCTGAGCAAGCAATGATTCAAATGGGTATACCTCCAGAGCTTGCCAAGCGAGCTGCTGCACAAGGTATCACAGCCGAAACTGCTGAAACGTACATCAAGCAAATAGGTAAACTTGCTGCTCAAAAGGAGAATGAAGTTAATGAACCAAGACAACCTCAAGGAGTTGATTAAACATCCAGGTTGGATAGACTATAGTGACTTGCTTGAAGAGACAGGTATGCTCTACCTACAGCAGTTATTTTCTATGGACTTAACCAATCCTAACAACATAGCCAAGATCATTGAAATCAAGGCGAAGATGGATTGCTTGAAAGAAATGGGCTATTTAATTGAGCGACAGTTAGTGGCATCTGAGGAAGTAATAATGGTAGACGAACGATTCCTTGGGAGGCTACGTGCCATGCTCAAGAATCTTTGGAGGTAGTATGCGTAGATACGGAGTAGACTTTCCTAGCTTTGGTATTTATTGGGCCGATGGGGCAATGGATACCCCAGGCGAAGCAACACCTGCTGGCACTGCTACGATCTTCTCAGTAGATGATGTTGATTTAGATGCGCCTAATGAGTCAAAGGACGAACCCAAGGACGAATTAGAAATTGAAATCGAAGGTAAAGACCAAGTTTCAAAAGAATCCACGGAGCTTAAAGAAGCTCAAGCTAGGATCCAAGAGTTGCAAGGAGAGTTGCTTAAGCTATCTTTGAACAAAAAGAAGGAACCCATCATAGAACCTAAAAAGGACAAGGGTGAAGCAGAGCAACTTACCGACGCACAACTTATTGCTATTTTGAAAGAGCATAAAGATGACCCAGCAGTATTATTCAATGTTGCCAAGCACATAGCTGAGCAGACAGCCAAGACTACTCGTGATGCTGCTTTAGCTGATATGACCAAGCAGAACCGATTTGCTCAGCTTCATGGCATGGGTGAGCGAGTGCTTTCTGAAGACGAAGATGGCTATCTTGCAGCTAATCCAAAGGTCAAAGCAGGACTAGAAGAGTACACCAAGAATCTAGACCTCGACTCCCATCCTTTGGGTGCGTTAGCTGCTTATGCAATATACCGACTTGTAAACCGCTCTGGTGAGGTTGCAAAGGAGACCAAAACCGAGCCAAAAGCAGACCCTAACAAGGGTAAGATGGACAAAACCCGAACTGCTACACAAGGCACTAAGTCTAGTTTAACTCCCGACCAATTGGCTATGGCTAAAAGGTTCGGAGTCAAACCTGAGACCTATGCTAAGTTTGTAGGAGGTAAACCCTAATGGCTAAGGATAAGGAAATACTCAACAAAGTTCTCAAACAGCCTTCTGCGAGCGATGAAATCTCTAGGATGGTTGAAGACCAAACAGAAATCTTTCCGAGTGTATCGGATATACAGGTTAGTCATAAATGGGTCGATCCGTTTGAGGTGCCTAAATGGTGCAATCAAAAAGAGTACGCTTTTGGTTGGATAGATCCAAAGGACGACATTCAAAAACACCGTGCGTTTGACGAGCAACACTTTAAGATTGTAACTCGTGTGAGTTCCTGTATCAAAGGTAAAATCACCGAGCGGGACTTTCGAGACCATGGTGCGGTAGAACGTCAAGGTATGATTTTGGTCTTTCGGCCTATAGATCTAGATGCTAAAATGCGTACATTTCCGGTGTCTTTGCACACCGGAATGGTTGATGCGCTTCGAGCTGGTAAAAGTGAGCGGTTGTATGGCATAACCAACCAAAAGTTCTCTGATAGCGACCAGAGTTCTGAGGCTCGTGCTGCCGCATCTGGTTCTGGAATAGATGTATACGCCTATGAAGAGGCTGGAGAACAAGCTAAAACTGCTAGCGATTTGAAAGCTGGTGATCTACAAGGAGGTTAAAAGTGGCAAACACTAATTTGCCTATTGGTATTCGTCCGCTGTATATGCACGAAGCGTGCAAAACAGCCATGCTGCTTCCCATTACTAACAATTACGGAACTGCTCTATACCAACTTGATCCTGTATTGGCTGTTACTGCTGGTCGGATTGAGCGTGGTGGTACTACTGGAGCGTGGCTTGGAGTTATCTTGGAGTTATTTCGCCAGCAAACTCCTAATAGCCTACGTACCGAGCGACTTGTGCCAGTGCAATATATGACTGCAAGTCCTGGTGCTACTTATGAGTACTTTGCTTTGGTTACGATGGATCCCACTCTGTACTTTGTTATGATGGAAGATGGAGATACTTCCTCACTACAAATTACGGATAATTGGGGCGCTTGTGATGCGGTATTTGGAACTGCCAACACCACAACTGGTATTGGTAATTGTCAGATTGATTCTAGCTCTGCTGACAATACTGCTACTCGGCCTATCCAACTTATCTGGCCTGCTGTTAATGAGTATGACATTGATGCAGGAGCCTATATGACTGTTTCTGCTGCTGGTGCTGCTGGAAACTACGCTAAGTGGATCGTTCGAATCTTTAATTCCCAACTCGGCAGTGGCTCTCTTGCCGTTGCGTTGGCTTAGGAGGGAGCTATGGCTATTGAAACTCGTGGAAGATTTTCAAGTGTAATCGTTCCTGGGTTATTCGCTGTTATGACCGAGGAGTATAAAAGATACCCAGAGGTTTGGCGAGAGATTGTAAATGTCAGATCGTCAAATCAAACCTATGAAGAGTGTACCTATCTTGGTGGTTTGCCTCTAGTCCCCAAAAAGGGTGAAGGCGATCCAGTTACTTTCCAAGCTAGGTTGCAAGGTCCTACCAAGCGATGGACCCATGATACCTATGCTCTTGGTATGCGTATCACTGAAGAGTGTATCGAGGATGATCTCTACAATGTAATGCAAGATGGCAGCCGTGAGCTTGGTGTAAGTGCTCGGGAAACTCGCCATGTCAACGTGGCTGAGATTTTCAATACAGGATTTGTTACTACCTACCATACTGCTGGTGATGGGTTGGCTATCTTTTCTGCTTCACATACCCGACTCGATGGTGGAACTTGGAGCAATGTTGCCACTGCAAGCGCCATGAGCTTTAGCACACTGCAAAATGCCATTTTAGCGTTTGAAGGTCAAACAGATGAACGTGGGAAAAAGATTATGCAGACTCCCATGACATTGCTTGTGCCTAAAGCGTTGGAATACAAAGCTTTGGAATTGCTCCAACCCTACAATATTGGCAATCCTGAAAGTGCCAACAACGTAATTAACTCTATCACCAAAGCTCGGCCTAGCATTAAGATTGTTGTGTGGCCATACTTAACTAGCAGCACTGCTTGGTTCCTCATTGGTGATAACCTTCGCACTGATACTGGCTTGATTCACTTTGAGCGTGTTGGTGTGCAGTTTGGCAAGGAGGGAGATTTTATGACCGGAGATGCTATGTTCAAGACCCGGTTTAGGAACTCTACTGAAATTAATAAGCCTATTGGCGTTTATGGTAATGCGGGGGTGTGACTATG